GAAGAAAACAACCCGATAGAAGTAAATATCCATGATAAAGTTTTACAAGATATTCAAATTAAATCGGAAATGAGAAAAAGAGGTATCAGACCTTTTACTGCTTTTCAAGATACATTGAAAGATGAAAGGAGAAAAGCTAGTAAATTGGAGAAAAAAGATGGTACCTGTATTTTTTCACAATCACCACTTGATTACACTATTGAAACTCGTCAGTACACGCTTGACTTTGCAGCCAGTTATATGGCTCATAGACATGATCTGGAACACGCAGTTGGAATAAATGTGAATTCAATTGAATGGAAAAAAATTGTTGAAAAATTAATGCAAAAGGGAAATAACATCGTATCTGGAGACTTTTCAGACTATGGCCCTAGAATGTGGAGTAGTTTAACATTAGCAGCAGGTAACTGTATCAATTTATGGTACGAAACTTTTTCTGCTGATTTAAATGAAAAGGAGCATTCAAAAATAAGAACAATAATGTTTGATGAAATTGCTACTTGTTATCACATCTGTAACAATTTAGTTTATCAAGTTTTCTGTGGTATTCCTTCAGGACACCCACTCACTGTAATTCTTAATAGTATGGTTCATTCTATATTAATAAGAATTGCGTGGTTGGAAATAATGAAAGGTACAGAATTTGAAGGACTGGACCAATTCATGAAACATGTGTGTTTAGTTGTTTATGGTGACGATCATTTGGTTTCAATTTCTAACGAAATTAAGGAACTATTTAATTGTCAAACATTAAGTACTTACTTGGAAACATATGATTTTAAGTACACTGATGCAACAAAACAAGGTACAGTTAAGTATACACCGTTAAAGGAAGCCTCTTTTCTTAAGTGTGGTTTTAAACCACATGAAACAAGAATGAATCAATGGCAGGCTCCTATTGATGAAAATAGTATATTTGAATGTGCCCAATGGGTTTTTCAATCACCCGATTTAACTGAAGCAACGATTGAAAATTGTGACCAAAGCTTGCGCTTAGCTTATGGACATGGGAGAAAATTTTTTAATGATTGGAAACAAAAATTAAATAAAGCGCTAACTAACTCGAAGCTTCGGCCACTGAGTTTGACGTGGGAAGAATGTGATGAAATGTTTTTTGGACATGAACCACTTTTATATTATGGAACTTACACTCCTTGTGAGATTAATGATATAGAAGAGGAGATTGTACCAGTTAATGTTAATAACATTTGTTCTCGTGATGGGGAGGTCATCTATGATACTATAGTATGTCCTTCGAATCCTGTATTCCTAAAGCGTTTGTTTTAGTCGAGAAACAGAGGTGTTGTTAGATGAGCGATTTGTAAGTCTCAAGGCATTTTATGTCGCGCGCTTTTATAGCCCCTAAACCACTTTAATCAAATAATAGATATAAGCTTTTAATTAGTGCGAACGTCGGCCCGCGTTTGTCATTTTTCGAGAAGAACCGCCAGGCCCGCGCGGAAACCCCTCGAGCATCGATTCCCGCCGATTACCCGCGCGACTTTC